ACACTATCAATACCTTTAGATAAAGAATTGCAAAAGCAATGTAAGGAAGCAGCAGCAGCAAATATAGCAGCAGTGCAGCAGAACACTGCCAACAAGAGACTCGACTTTGAGATAGCTAGATTAAAAAATTGTGGAGAATTGATGAAAGCTGGTATTATGTTCGCACGAACCTCACCTTATTATAAGGTGTGTGCCGATGTTGTTTTAGTAAATCCACCTAATACATTACCAGATCATAGACATTCTATTTCCGAGGTTTTAGGGGAGGTAGACCTTTCGATTGGCGATACCGATTAGCAATAATTTCACTCTTTGATAACTCACGATGACGACCTAGTTTTTTCTGGGCAGTGGTCGTGAGTTTTTTTATGGCAGGTTTTATAAGTCGTAGTAAGAGTGGTGTAGCTGCTGCAGATGCTGTTGCCACTATTGCTATCGCTGCTGTAGTGCTGACTTGATTTGTTGATGGTAAAAATTTCTCAGCAGGGGTGGTTGGTTCGTACAATACTACACACGTGGTTCCTTGTAATTCATGTCCTATGACTTTCTCTTCTCCATTCTGTGTTAGGTCACCCACCCTTGGTTGATTGGGTGCAGGGCACTCCGTTTCACCCTCTGGTATGCTAGGTGGTTTCACCTCTGGAGATGTGGGAGGATCAGGTGGTGGTTCTACAGGAGGTGGGGGCACATCTCTTGTTATTATAAGTTGTTCTGGTGTGTAATCCATCGCATCAAAAGATGGTGTATTTGCATCACAGTATGTGACTGTATCATCATCCTTCGCTAGTTGTTTATTCTTAGTACCATCTGGATATTTGTTTTCTGGATGTACCTCAACGCAACCTGGTATATTTACAATCGGTTTTCCTATCTCTACAGTCACAGGAACACTAGGTGATACCGCATGCTCAACATGCACCTCCCGTGTGAATATATGTGGTATTTTGAGTGCTTCTATACCCACACCTGGCACATGTATATTAAGTATTTCCACTTGTCATCCAGTCCAATACTTCCTCTGGTAATTTACCTACCCTAGGATCAGAGTCTTTCACCACGTGAGGATCCATCTCACCCTTAGGTAGATAAGTAAGTTCACGTAGTGAACGCACAGTAGGGTCACTCGTGACATTTGTAGGCAACCTACCAAGTGCCACGTTATCATAATTTAGTTGATGTCTATCAAAGACAGAGAGTTCATACTCCTCTGTCATTGACAAACAATTAGTTGGACAATATTCTACACAATTACCACAGAATATACATGCTCCAAAATCTATTGAATAATTTCTCAGCTCTTTCTTCTTTGTTTGCTTATTCATCACCCAGTCTACGACTGGTAAATTTATAGGACACACTCTGACACACACCTCACATGCTATGCACTTATCAAATTCATAGTGTATGCGTCCACGATATCTCTCTGATGGTATAAGTTTTTCATATGGATACTGTACGGTGACAGGTCTTCTACCCATATGGTCAAGGGTTACTGAAAGACCCTGCAACATATACTTTGCAGAGTCTTTTATATCTTTAAGATATTGCAGAACCCCTTTGATCATACATACGCTACCTTTGGTAGTATGTATAATGCGAGAGCTATTGATCCCAGTATGATGAATGAGGATCTTATAGGTAAATCTTTCATCAGTCCTCCCTCAGAATTTCGTACAAAGAAAAAGGATGTTCCCGTAGAAACGGAACATCCTCTCTGGCGTGTGCTGCTGCCCCAAAAGCATCGTCTGCATATTCGCAGATGTGGTGCTCGACATCCTGTTGATCGTGCCAAGCAAGGGTATAGTGGTGCATGATAGTTTCAATTCCATATACACCTTATATAGTACCAGATAGTAGTTATAATTACCTATTTATGTGTGGACTCACTGACTCTATTTTTGATCAGAAACAATCTTGAGTGCAGGTGATTCTATTCTAATTGTTTGACCAGGTGCTGTATTAGATGCCTTCTCTATAAGTGACTCCATGTCCTTCTTACTAAGAGGTGGTGCGGTGCCATTCTTTTTACCACCTGCTTGGACACCAAACGTAGCTAGGACTCCAGTAAATACCGAAGCTATGAAGGTCGGATCGATCTTTTGCTCTTGTTTGTAACCAGGTATCTCTACGTAATTAAGGGTGAGTATTGCCCCTGCCCATATCATAACACCAAGTCTTACAAAGGTGCTGAGTATCGCTAACTGTTCCTCTTTATCATCTAAATTCTCTTTTATCTTACTAACAATTCCTTTCTTTGTCTCTTTCTTTGCTGAGTCTGTCATCATATAATAACTTAGGCATCAGTATTTAGTAATCTCTGTCATTATAAAATCTTTACTTAGAACAGGTTTACCAAAAAGATCTAATTGCAATCGATCTGCCTCTGTTGTCACCTTATCTTTATCCTTTCTTGTGTGCTCCCAGTAACATGTGTTATCTTCTCTGATGTAGAACCAACTCGTATTATGAGAGTCTAATAAGAAGACAGCATAAAGATGTGGGTACGTTTTCTTTGGATTTTTTTCAACCACCGTACCCAATCCAGTGCGATAAAAATTACTTGATAAGTTCTGACTCATCAATCGCTTCTCGGATAATTCTCTTCAATTGTTTCGCTTGTTTTTTATTGATAGATCCAAGTGATGTATCTATCTTTACCTTTACCCAGTAAAGTCCTATAAGAACAAGTGTAAAAGGAACTGCATCTGCCCATGAGATTTCATTCCATGCTTCTACTACATTCAATACTGAAAAATAATCCATTAGTCTCGTTGCCTCCAATCATCAGATCTTTCTTGGTGAAACCACTCGACGATCTCGTCAGGGTCACCAAAACCCCTTCTATGGTTACTTGAATCGGGGTCTCCTATGTTCAAGTTATTCAGAAAAGACTCGTCAGGATTGTGTTTCATCCGACGAGCCTGTTGCAACATACCTCTCGCAGAAGTATTTGCCTTTGCTAATTTCTGTGCCCATATCATATCTTCCATGCTGACCTCTGAACCAGAGGCGATGTCCTTACAGATTGCTTCCAATCTCAGGCGATATTGGGTTGATAACATATTTTAAAATGGTGAGGGTAGAGGTAAAGCAGGACCTGTAACATCTGGTAATGTATCACCCACAACACCTCCTAAAGATCCTGTGACTTGTTCCAGTATCTGTCCTTTTGCCTTCTCTATCAAGGCATCTTTATTTAGATATAGGTATCCACCTGCACCTACGATTGCAAGGACACCGACACCAGACACAATTGCTATTGCGTTGACAATTTTTTGCATAATGATTCTACTAATTGATCAGCAATTTTATATATGTCTGTATTGTTATCCATATTTTTCATCAAAATAGGCAACACTATTTGTCTAAGTTCCTGTTCCATAAGTGATTGATAAAATGTTCAGCGTCAACAACTGCCAAGGGTTTTTTACCGTTCTTCTTGATGAATACGATGGGTTCGTGATCACCTGAGTTTGCCTGTGCCTGTGAGTAAGCATCCCAGATATTCAGCTTCTCTTGGTTTTTACATTCTATACTGTATGGAAATTTTTGTCTAGCATCTCGTGCCATGATCAGGTCTTCACCACCTGCACCCATACTTCTTGATTCAATATCCTCTGGATGTATATCTCTATGTTCAATAAGTTGATCTCTCACCCATTGCTGTAATTTTCTACCCTTTGCTTTTGCAGATTGTGGTTTCATGAATAATATTTTGGATCGAGGTCAATGAGATGATCCCATTCCTCCTTGCCCTTTACTATTTTATCTATGTCTACAAAAAAAGATTGAATACAAATTCTAGGTTCTGCACCTGCCTTATAATAATGCCATGATTTAGGAAGATTATTGAAAGCAAATAACTTATTTTGTTTCCATGGCACCTCTATCTCGTATTCATTAGTGTCAAAAGAAGTATTTCGTGACTCACCATAATCACTATACTCCGAATCATTCTTACATAATATAGTGCCAAAACTTTTAGGTGGATTTATGTAGAGAACCGATGTAAAAAATCTAGCATCATAGTCACAATGCATGGGCATGGTGTAATTAGGTGGACACACTGCCCAGTGCATTATTTTCTTTACATTTTTAGGAGGTTCTCTGAATCTCTTCATTTGTTTATGAAGAGTATTAGATTCGGGTAGTATGTCTTCATCAATCCATCGTATCCATTTACCTGATGGTGTCAATCCCTCTCTA